TTCCTATTTGAATACCATAAAGCAGGCTCTATAGTGGTGTTAGCTATTTGGGGTATAACATTAAAGTCAAATCTAACTCGTAACTGGTCACCATATTGTAAATCGTTTAACCTTATACGTCCAGTAGAGCCCTCGAAACCTGTCCCTGTAGATGCTGGGTAGTTAGTGTCGAAGTCGTAAGTATAATCGACTAAACTAGTCACCTCGTTAGGTAAAGCGTAACCATTGAAAAGACCTACGTTGTCCCCACCGCTAACATCTGGAGTAGTCCAGTAAGGGTTGTCTACTGCTAAGTGTACATCGTTGTCCAATGATAACACCTTATAGATACCTGCGTCAACGTCTGCTTGTGTGTAGTTTATACCTGTTCCTGCTTCCCATACATAGTTGTTAGATAAAGGTTTACCTGCGAAAGCTCCAGTGTGAGAATAACCAGTCTTAGCGTAAATACCACTTCCTGCGTCACTAGCTACATCAACAAAACCTTTAACAGTATTAAATAGTTCGTCGATATTAGCAGTAACAGGACTTGTAACTTCGCTATGACTTATTGTCATATAAACCTGTCCTTTTTGCCCTCCGTCATCGTCTGAGTCGTCATAAATGTTAATGTTATTCCCTCTCTTGAGAATCTTTACATTAGAGTGCTTAATGTAAGTAACCGCACCCTTGAAGTCAATCTCTATTCCAGTGCTTAAATTTGTAATTGTTGCCATAGTTAATCTATAAAGTTTCTAATTGTTACATAAAGTTCTTGAAGGTCTGAAGATACTGGACTAGTCACCTCTGAATGAGTCAACCTAATAGCATCCGAACCTCTCCTGTTTTCTGAATTGTCGTAGATATTAAGCGTGTCTGTCTTGATTAGCTTAACGTTTCTTTTCTTGATAAGATAAATATCTCCGTTACCCATAGTAACTTCAATAGTGTCTTGATTCTCTGAAATAGTAGCCATTAAATAAAAGTTAAGTGTTAAAAATTATCTTTTTGGCTTATAATGACTGCCTTCTAATATACAAAAAAAAGAGGACATAGAGTCCCCTTAATCAAAACAAAAAACTATAACCTAACAAAGTTCTTTTTAATATACCGCCAAAAACGTTATTTAAGAGCGTTTTAAGAGCCTTAATACTGTTAAGATTAGTATCACTATAAACAAGTATCCAAACATGGCTTAAACGGCTTTATTTAAGATTTATAATATTGTGTAACTGTCTAAAATCATTCAACACTTGTGAATAGTCCTCGTTAGATATTCTAGCATCTATCCCGTCGATTATTTCATCCGCTTGACTTATTTGTTGTTCTAAGATACTAATCATGTTATTAACATCCTTATTCCTTTTCCCCTTCTTTAAAGTATCAAGGTCTTTAACCATTTCATTAAAAACATCTGAAGCTCTATCTAAAATCTCAGGCATTTCTTGAATAGCCTTCTCTTTTAATTTGTCTTGTTCTTCAATCTGTTTAATCTGATTCTTTCTTTGTTCTATCAACCTAGTCTTAAAGTCTAATTCATTCTGAAGGCTATACGCTTTATCTAATGCGTCCAGTCTTAACATTTCATCTGAATACTCGTTAACTCTTATAAAGTGGATATAACCAGTTAAAAAAGACACTCTTTCTTCGTAATTCTCTAACTCTTCTTTTAGTTTTTCTATTGTTGCTTTCATCTTGATTTGTTTTAATGTTTAAAGGTACTTATTGTAAATGGGTCGTCCATACCTTGAAAGTTCATTATTAATACATTACCGTTTTGCATGTGGTACCATATACACTCAAACTGCTCGTTATTCTCTGTACTTGTAAGTCTCATTCTACCCTCGCTTAAATGCTCTATACCGTAAGTGTATATTTCACCTACTTGAGTACCTACTCCGTTTTCGTTTTCAGTGTATTGCGTAATGTATAAAATAGAACCGCTAAATAAAAAATAACTATAGATGTCTTGGTCTGGATAGTCAGCGTGTGAGTCATCAGTTAAATACTTCCAAGCTCCTTGAACGCTGTAAGTCTTTTTATCTACATAGATAGTGTCCACATTTGTTACCGTATCGTTATTCACTTGGTAAATAGTGTCAATACTATGGATAGTATCGATGCTATGAATAGTATCTACTGCAAACACTCTAATAGTGTCGTTATTTGTTATTATTGTATGAATAGTGTCCACTCTAGGCTTTCTACATGAACCTAAAAAAATAGACATAGTTAATACTGCTACTGTTAATAATATTACTTTTCTCATTTTGATTTGTTTTTTAATTGTTTGTTATTAATACATGTTTATCTGCTTCTGGAATGTGGCCAATAATTATATGTAAATCATTAATGTCATTACCTAAGCTTATTAACTCTTCTTCGTTTCCTGTTTCCTTGTTTACTAGAATTACATAATCGTCTTTGTTGCTCATTTTGTTATAGTTTTTAAGTTAAAAAAATTTTTATTGCTAATATAATTAAAATAGATATTATAGTCACTTTATAAACCATGTTTTTTTTATTTAACGTGTTCACAAATTACATCACTGTCAATCATTACCCTAAACCCGAAATTCTGAATATCTGTAAAAATAAAGCTATCACTAAAAGCTCTATGATTTAAGCTGAGGTCTGTTCTAAACTTTACAAGCTCTAACGCTTCTTTTCTAAATAAAGTACAACCGATACCCGTAGCAGTTATTCTTGAATCTGGGTCGTCTAATAGTTTTGATATATCTAAAGCACCTTGACCCATTATCCTAAAACCATGTGAACGCTCTAACATCTTTTCACTTCTTACACCTCTAAAGTCTGTTGTAGATGTAAGGCATAAAGTCGGTTCATTATCTCTTATTATTGGGTAGGTACAAGTGACCGCTCCAGCACCGTAAACTTCAGCATAAGAAACCATATTTTCTATTATACATTCACCAGTAAAGACATCGCTCTCTAACATAAATAAATAATCATAATCGCCATTTAAGAAGTATTCTCTTATAATGTTTTGATGTCTTGCGAGTTCTTCTCTTAAATCTCCGTTTAAAGGCTCATGTACGGCTTTAATACCTCTCTTATGGAATTTCTTTACGTGCTTTTTATCCTTGCTGTTATCTACTATAAATATATCATAGTTTGGATAAGTAAAATTAGTTATTTGCTTTAGGAATCTTTCTACACAATAGTCTTTAACATCGCTTGTAGGTAATCCTATTAATACTCTTGGATAGTTCATTTTTTTGTTTTGTTTTAGTTTAAAATCTTCTTAGTAGTCCCGTCACTGTAAACCGCTATTTTAAATCCTCTAGAATCCTTGTTTACAATTCTACCTGAAGCATCTGTATAGTACAACACTTTAACTTCTTCTTTCTGGTTATCTCCACAAAGTAAAATATCAAATGTTTCAGAGGTGCCATCTATATCGTACTGAACTACCCTCGTATAAGTGTCTTTAGTACCTTCATAGTTGTAATAAGTCAACTCTGTAGTATTTCCCATAGCGTAAATGTAGTCTAGTTCAATCCATTTAACACCATCGTTAGAAGTTTCCACTATAAAGTGACTAGAGTTAACTTCTGAAGCAGTAACCCAGTAAACACCCTTTGTATTACATGAGTAAGATATTAGCTCTACTGGTAAAGGATTAACACAGTTAACCTCACCCCCGAACTGAGAACCGTTAACAGTTAGTAATTCATCTTTGTAACAGTCTTTACAATACAAGTCTATTTGATAAGTCTGGTAAGCGTCAAAGTAAGACCCCTCTACATTTATGTAAGTACCGCAATCGAATACGTTTATTAACCCACCTTCAAATATAGTTAATGAACCTTGAATGTTAAACTGCGCCCCGTTGCAGATATTTATAGCACCCCCAGACATTACTGTAATAGATACATTCTCGTAGTTTACGTCTTGGCTTATCGCTAAAGTATCGCCAGAGAATAAAACCAAGGAAGCAGGAAGCGAAACAGGATTAACATAGTCACCCGTTCCACACTGAGCTAAAGCGTTTATTCTTAAAATTGTTAGTGTTATTAATATTAGTTTTTTCATTTTTTTGTTTTTAAAAAGCCCCGAAGGGCTTGTTTTTAATTAAATAGCTCCTTTTGAATTAAAAAATAATACTTTTCTTTGATTTTCATTTCTTGAGCTGTTAATTCTCTTCTTTCGCTCTCTCTTTCAAATGCTTCGTAAATTTTTATTAAATCTTGTAACTCCATTTTAATTTGTTTTTTGTTATTGATATAATCAAAGATAACACTTTTTTAATACCCTGCAAACTTTTTCACAAAAAAAATAAACTTTTTTACAATTTAGTCAACATTTCATCAATTAAACACTCGTTATTTTCGAAGTCAAAAACCTCTGTGTATTGATGTTCTTGACATACATGTATCACTGTAACCTGCACAAAATGAGTCGTGTAAGCCTTTATAGTGTAATATCTAAAAGCGCCCATAACTTCATAATGAAATAAAGCACAAGCGTCTAAAATCTCTTGTAAAAAATCCTTCTTACTCATCTTCTGTTCTTTTTGTTTTGTTCGTCAATAGATTGTTTATGTAATTCACTTTCGTAGGTCTTTTCAGCGTGTTCTATGCTTATAAAGGTTAAAACGTCCCACAAATTAGTACTGTAAACACTGTCAATAGGTGTTAATCCTTTTTTGTTGAAAATACCCTTTTCAGCAATTTTATAGGCTTTAATATTCCAGTACAAACCTTTGACAATAGACTCACTTTGCGTGTTTGTTGGCTTCGAAGCTTTTCCATTGAATAAGTTACTAAAGACTTTTGTAATTTGCTCATAAGTTCTTGCAAAAAAAAACACCCTTTATAAACTTCTGAAATAGGTAGGTTCATAAAAGCCTTAGCTCTAATGTCGATTAAGTCCTCATCGTAAAGCTCTGTTGAAGACTCTCTGAATAATATAGCGGTTATCTTAGCTAAGTGTTTCCATTTCTTTATTTTACCTTCTTGAAATAACGACGTGAAAGCCTGAGCTTCTGCAAAGTGTTTGAATGTTGCTCCAGACAACATCTTTTTAATCCCCTCAGGAGTCTTAACGGACTCTATTAACTTATATTCTGTTTTACCTAGTGTTATGGTATCACTTATGTTAATTTCTTCTTGTGAAGGCTCCCCTAGGAATTTGGCTACCATTTTAAATAAATCTATTATAGAAACTTCATCAACATTATTGACTTCAATTTCAGATTCTAGAAACTCTCTAGGTATGTCTGAAAATAACTCTATCCAGTCAATATAAAACTTTAGTAACTTACTTTCGCTAACTGGTTCTGGTTTATCTGAGTAAATATAATTCTCTAACCATTTAGGCAAAGACTCAAGGTATTCCTGAGCCTTTACCAAATGTTTAACTGTGTTGTCTTGCCAGTTATTTCTTACAGTGTAAGTCTTATCTAAAATAGATACTTCAACCATTACTTAACTATGTTTCTAGAGATAAATAATAAATCTTTGTGAACTTTATTAAGTCTAGCACATGCCGAAGTGTTCAACTGTTTACCTCTTTCATCTTTTACGGCCTTCTCGATAAAAGAAGCCATTTCTAGAAGTTTATCATTCAACTCAACCTTAATTGGTTTTTTAACTTCCTTCTTTACTGCAGGCTTAGTAGCCTTTTTTGTTGTTTTCTTTTCCATGTTGTAAATATAATAAATTTAAAATAAATGTGTAATTCTAGCGACTTGCCCAAAGTCTTTAGAGTGGATAAATCCCTCGATTGCTTTTTTAGCGTGAACGTATCCGTTTCTATGGTGCCAAGCGTCAGAACCTGAGGGACTCCTCAAATATTCAACAGTTACACCTTGAAAGTCTTTACCACTCATAAATTTAGTCTGTTGCTTATGGTGTATATGGTGTAAGTAGATATATCTGTATTTTGTCTCAGACCATTCTTTCGGGGATTCGTTAGCCATTAATAAAGGCATATCGGCCATTTTAGCCCCGTCTCCATGTGAAGAGCCTATAAGATTAACACCATACTTGAAGTACTTTCTATGATTATTAGTAACGTCAAAAGTGATGTTCTTATGGTTTCTGAACCAACAGAAAATCGAATCCGCTAACATGTAACCGCTAATGTAGTCATGGTTTGACGGATTGTGTACTATATGAACGTCTGCGACAGAAACTAACAATTCTATTATCTGAACATAAAGATTTCTAGCTCTTAAATAGTTTTCGTGCCATATCCCAGAAACGTCTTGACTGGTTCCAGCCGTTGTTGAGTTTCTAGCGTTGTCAGTATGTAGAACATCGTTTCCGATTATAAACATAATCTTCTCTAGAGGGAAGCCTTTAGCTTTGTCTAAGATACCGTTAACACCCTCTAAAGCTCTTTGAACTGCTTTATCTGAGTCGTAACCGTCACCAGTTTCAGACTCTTCTGCGTATTTACCAATGTGTAGGTCAGCTATGTCTATTACTAGCATGTGTTTATCTTCTATCTCTTTTCTCTTGTACTTCTTGTACTTAGGAGAAAAAGCCTTCATTTCGTCGATAAATTTAGCTCTCATTTCATCGAATGAGATAACCCCATCTTTGTTTCTAATAAATATAGAAGCCTCTTTAGTCTTCAACCAACCATGAGACCAATTCTCAGGAATAGCGAAGTTTGACTCTTCTAGTTTGTTTTCAAAAACGTCTAAACCTTCATTCTTTTTTAGGAAGTCTAAAACTGTTCTTCTGTGGATTGAAATATTGTAAGATTTCTCTAACTGTTTAGAAATTTGAACACAGTTAAGACCTTGTTTCTTCATTTCTAAAATTTCAACCTTGTAAGGTAGTAACTTACTTTTTGCCATGTTTAAAATGATTTGTTTACTAAAATACTAAATAATTCAATTGTTCTATTAATTGATTAGCGTTATTTTCTTTTTTAATCTCTTCAATCAATTCTTTTTTGTAGGGCTGAATAAGCCAAGGCTTCACACTCTTACCTTTTATAAGGTCTGAAGCTATCTCTTTTACTCTTCTTTTCTTTAGTTCCTTGTAGTTCATGCTGTTATTTTATTTCTGTGTATAAGTCACCCTCTAATAAATCTAATCCTTTAAATATCCTTACTCTGTCGCCAGTGCTATAGTTGATATATTTCTTATACGAGACAAAATAATCAGTAGTGTCGTTGTAAATATAAAAACCATCCTCAGTAAGTGAAATATTATAAAAAAGGTCTTTTACTGTGTCTGACTCTACGTTTGTAGTGTAAGTCATTATTGAGTCACTAAACACTATAGACTTCAATATTTGACCTTCTTTGTAAGAACCCCAAGAGGTTCCTGACAAACTATCTGTGTTATCTTCTTTAGAACAACTCGAAAGCATTACTAACGAAGCTATTATAAAGATGATTATGTTTATTATTCTTTTAGTTTTCATGTCTTTAGTTTTTAAATGTTTTGATTATCCGTAATTAACTCTATAAAGCCTTGTTAGGTCTTCTCCAAAAATAAACTCTTTAGGGAAGTATTTAACGTGCGTTTTATCCGATACGCTTCTAGTTATTGTGAATGTATAGTCCCAACCTATTACCACGTATTTTTCTCCCTTGTATGTGAATTTGTCCTCGACATTTAATTCACCTGCTTTTAACTCTGTTTTCATAATGTATGTTTTTTTTGTTATTGATATAATCAAAGATAACACTTTTTTATTATCCTGCAAACTTTTTTATAAAAAAATGAAAAAAAAATAATAGTGCTATAAAATGCACTTATTAATGGTTCTGGAATCTATTGTATGTTTTTACATACAAATAGTGCTATAAAGTACACTTTTGTATGTTTTTAGATACAATGCGGATATATTTAAACCATCTTTTAAATTTTCAGTATAACGAACATTTTTTGTTACGAATAAATGTTTATTCATTACATTTTTTGTTACAAATAATAACTAAAATATTAGCTTTCTGCTATGTTTATCTTTGTTTATTGCTAATATAATAGCAGTAAATATACTTTACATATTGCGCCTATTTTGTGAAGGATAGTTTACTTCGCGCTTGTTTTTCATGTAATGCGCTTAGTTTTCTTTAAGCAAAGGCTCGGACTTTTTTACGTCTGTTAGTGTTTCTATCAATAGCCATTATTAACACATCAACCATGTCGTCATGTGAAGCGTTAGGGAAGGCTTTTAATTCGTTCATGAAGTCGTTAATGTATCTACCATCTAAAAGGTTTACACGTCCAGACTCAACGAAAGCACTAATAGAGTTAGCCCTTGAAATTTTATCCTGTGTTGGTGGCTTGTCTTCTACTACATTCAAACCTGTTGAGCGTTTCAACATTTGAACTATTGATTTTCCAGACGCTTTAGGCTCTATGTATATTCTACTTTTATTAGTGTATCCGTTAATACTACTAAATTTTTGTATCTCTTTTATTAACTCTGGAAACTCTAATCTAACAGCCTTCACTTCTTTTATGTAAAGCTCATTATTATAAAAAGCACCGCACAACATAGCCGTAGCGTCATTGTCTTGCTTGTTAGTGTATGCAGTGTCTAGAAAGAAGTCCCATGTTATAAGCTCTTTATTAATTGACTCAGGTAACTCTTTAATAGTGTTGAACCATGCTTCCTTGAAAATACCACCGTCAGAAGGTGAGGGAATCTGTAAGTACTGACCTGAATAACCGTAAGAACCTAAACCAGTTTTAAAACTTTCTAGAGTTGTTCTAGATAGTCTTTCGGGAAATAATAAACCATCTGTATAGTTTTCTTTTAACTCAATAGGTTTAACGTCGTTTGATAGTTCAGAAGGTAAACAGATATGCTCCCAGTTCTCAGGCTCTTTCTCTAATAACATACCCGTTAAGTCATTCTCGTGTAATCTTTGCATTACGACAATAAAAACCCCCTTATCTGGGTTGTTAAGTCTACTTCTTAAAGTTTCATTAAAGAAAGTATTTGCGTTCTCTCTTTCTGTTTCTGACCTTGCCAACTGTGGATTCTGGGGGTCATCTATTACAATTACATCTGCACCCATACCTGTAACAGTTCCGCCTGTACTTGTAGAATACCTTAACCCACCATTAGTTGTTGTAAATCTTGACTTGGTGTTTTCGTCTTTAGATAGTTGAACGTGTGTGAAATGCTCTTTAAACCAGTCAGACTCAATTAACCTTCTCGCCTGAGTGCTTAATGTTATAGACAAGCTTGCTGAATAAGAAGAGCTAATAAACTGAATAGAATCTTTTAACACCCAGCAATAAGCAGAAAAGAACACGTTAACCAACTCACTCTTTAAAGTTCTTGGTGGTACGTTTATAAGTAAATGCTTTTCTCTAGGCTCGTTATTAATAACCCTATAAGCTTCCTTCTGTAATCTGTCGCAAATGTATTTAATATGCCAGTTAGGAGTTAACTCTTGGCCATTATGCAACGTCTTAAAAGCGTCTAGAGTAAAGTCATAGAAAGAGCGCTTGTAAAGCTCAGTTCTTACCTTACTCAGGTTTAAGTTTCTCAATAATATCTCTAAGGGTTGACTCATCTAGTTTCGTGTAATCAATGTCCGTTTTAACATCAGCTTTTAACTCTGTTGTCGTTTCGCTAATCTTTTTTAAATTCCACTCTGAGAACTTTCTTTCTATAATCCATGCCCATCTAGTCCACGCTTTATCGTCGTTCTCAAACTTCTTGAAAAGATTTCTTTTTTGAATTATCAACGCTTTCTTCATTAAAGCTAAAAACTCATTACCGACTTGAGTATTCTTCCCGAAATCCCCCGACTTCCATCTTTCAAAACTTCTTGTGGAAACCTTCTCTTCTTCACTCAGTTCTTCATTTATTAAAAATAATAGCTCTTCGTTAGTTAAAAGAACTATGTCGTTTCTAAACAAAACATCTTTAGCCTTTTCAATGAAGGCGTTTATCTTTGTGGGTCTACCTTGTTTATTTATCCTCTTTTCCATCTATCGCTTATTTCGTGGTTAGGGTTAACTTTTTGCGTTCTATCTATAAATACTTGTTCCACTCTTATATCTTTAAGGAAGTACCTAGTAAAACCATCAAAAGCGACTCTCTTGGCTATTACAAAAATGTCGTTTTTATCAATAACCTTATGTTCATAACCTTTGTGTTTGAACTTGTCGCCCTTGCTTAAAAATTTAACTTCTACCATATAACGCAATATACTAAAAATAAATGAATTAATAAAACTAGGCCACTGTGTTAATACTGCTTAAAACCCATTTTAAGAGGTTCTTTTTAACTATTAAGTTTAAAATGTTGTTTTCTTCGTCTGAATATTCAGAAGGCTTTAAAACGTCTTCTTTAGACTTTAGCCATTTCTTATTGAACTCAATCTGTGAGTCAATCTCTTTTAATCTGTTTTCTATTTCTTCTTTTGTCTTCATAATTTAAAAAATTTACGCCATTAAAACGGCTGTTAACACTCCATAACGGCAATTTAAAAAGCCGTTATTGACGCGTTATATGCAATTATTTTTTACCCACCGCACTTTTGAGTAAGTGATTAATTTCTTTGTTCACGCTTCTATCGTTTTTCTTTGCGGAAGACTCTATTTGCTTAAATAGTTCTTCTGGAATTTCAATCAACTTTTTTTTCATTTATCCAATTTTTTGTTTGTTCAATCTTTTTTAAAAGTTCTCCTTCTCTATCAAAGTCTATACTGGAATAGTTAATAGTACAGTCTATTCCGTTACACAAAGCACGATATTTTATCATATTATCGTACTGTTGTTGTAATACTTCTAATCTTTTTTGTAAAGTCATTGTTCAGTATTTTTAAATGTTCAGTGTCACTGAAAATGACGTTCTATTGAACGCCACTTTCGGTTAGCTTACTACCGCAGTAGTCTGCATTATGGTAAGTTCTTACCCCGTACCTTGCAAGGGCTTCTGATTCAGCCCTAAAAAGGATAGTATTAGCGGAAGAACGAACTTGATACTCGTTGAAATCGGTATCAAAGAAAATGTTAAAGGATAAACCTAAAACAGAATTGGAAGCGGAAGAAACGAAAGAAGGTAACATAATCTAAAAAGATTAGCTCTGACGGGCGAGCAACCCTTATCACTAACACAGTGACAATACAAATATACGTATATATTTTATATATACAATAGATATACAAAGAAATTTCAAAAATATTTCCCAACGCTCAAAAATAAGAGCATATAACAATAAATAAAGGGCATTTAAAAACGCCCCTTATTTAAATCGTTAACTAAATTCTTGTTTAACTTTGTATCCTAACTCCTTAAACTTATTACTAAGGTAGTCTTTTTCTTCAATACCTTCAATAAATAATTTGAAGCCATCTACGTTAAAAACCCAGTAAAAGCGTTCGTTTGTTATCAATACTTTTTTATTCTCCACTAGTAAAATGTTTTAATATTGTTTCATTTAACTCCTGTGTTAAATCCTGCATTTTATTAACTAACTCTATCTCCCCGTTCTCATGTAGTTGTTTCTCAATAGGTACTATCAACTTTTCGAGTTCTTCAACAAACTTATTTCCGTAAAACTTAACTTCTTTTCTGTAGATGTTTGTTTCTTTTAGGTCTTCTATATCTTCAAGAATACTAATTCCGTTAGCTAAAAACCTTAATGCGATAATTCTCACTTTTTCCTTGTTCATTTTTGTTTTGTTTTAAAAGTTACTATTTTTTATTGTTAAATCTACTATTTTATTCAATTGCGGTATAAAATCTTTGTCATCTCTGTCAATTCTTCTGTCGACACTGTCTGAGTCGTTTCTTTTAATTAGTCTAGCTCTTCTTGTATCTTCATCTATATCTAGGTAGATTATGAAAGAAGACTCTCTCTCTTTCTCTGTTAGCTTGTTTAAAATAAACTCAGGACTAACAATAAAGACCTCTTTTTCTTCCCAGTCTTTTTGAGTCGTTCCATAAAACCAACCTTTGAAGACCGTCCACTCTCTAAACTCTTCGGAGCTTGTTCTTAATGAAAAGTCTAAGTCGTTAGTGAAATGATAATCAACACCATCAACTTCATTATTTCTAATAGGTCTGGTAGTATGACTTATAGAGCCTTTGTAACCGCTTTTTATTAGCTTGTTTTTAAGGTGGTCTTTACCAGAGCCACCTTTTCCGATTATTAAAATTCTTTTATTCATGTTATTTGTTTTTTTTGTTATTGATATAATCAAAGATAATGCTTTTTTAATACCTTGCAAATTATTTATCTTATTTATAATCATTCTAAATAAGGACTAAAAAGGTATATCGTCGTAAAACTCTTTATTCATAGGTAAATCTTCATCTTTAGGAACTCCGTAGCTTTGCTTACTTAACGCGCTTAATCTAGAGGCTCCAATATTAGATTCTGACTCGTGCTTATATTCAATCTCTTTTTGTTCTGGCTTATCCCATAAAGGCTCATTATCTTCTGAGTAAGTCCAGTAGCGCCCATTTTTAACATTATAGTTAATTAGTATCTCGTTACCTATTTTGTCAGCGCCTTGATTCTTGAATTTAGCCTTTAAGTTTTTAACCATAACCTCTGAGGGGTTTTCGTTGTTGTATGTTCTGTGTACTACTAAGCCATTGTGAGTCTGGTCTCTAAAGTCACCCGAACCTTTAACATCGTATAAGTCAGGAACCTCGTAGCTACCATCGTCTTTTTTAGTCATCTTTCTAGGGTGAGCTATCAAAAATACGTGAACATTATATCTCTGACAAAACATAGTTATATCAGCTAACACGTCGCTAATCTGAGCAGTACTTTCTCTGTTGTTCATTTTAACCTTATTAAAGGCATCAACTACAAAGATATTACAACCATACTTGAAGCATTGTTCCTCCCATCTTTCTAGAATCCATTTCCAGTCTGGGGTTTTCCCGTTGTCTGGCATCGTTAAGTAGATTTTATCACTACTCCAGTCGATGTATTTTTCAACTTCGGCTCTAGTGGCTCTTTCGTTTCCAAATTCGTTTTTAGAAAAAGATTTACCTATCACTTTTTCGGCCATTATTTCATGGTGTTTTTTAAGTGGAAAATGTTCAGGCGAATAGTAAGAAGCTTTTAAATTATCGTAAGTTTTAATGAGGCTTAAAATATACCATTCGATAAAATTAGATTTACCCGAAGAAGGTATTCCAGTAACAACTGTAAGTTGGCCCATTAGTATTGAAAACATCTCGTTGAAAGAATACCAGTTTTTATCTGAAGGTTTTAAAGTTTCTTCGTCTCCATTGTCGTAAAGCTCCATTATGTCCTCTCTAATGTCGTTAGCGGTGAAAGTTCCCTCAACAGGATAATCTACAGGGTTTTCTAGACAGTCTTTAAGGTTAAAAACTCCACTTTGTAATTCATCGTTAGCGTCTTTACCATTTACAAATTCAACTCTAGAACACTTATATTTCCCTAGTCTATTAATTAGAGCCTTCTCTAATTTCACACCTGCTTCGTCATTATCTACAGCAATATAAAACTTTTCAATCTGTTTTAACTCTTCACCGCAAGTATCAAAAACATCATTTAAATCGTTAGCTCCATTAGGTACTGAAATACAATTCTTTATCCCTACTTCCCATAAAGAAAGTTTATCCATTTCACCCTCTACTATGTAACATTCTTTTTCATTCTCTAGGTCGTTAATTCCATAAAAAACCTTTTTAGCGTTCTTACACTGAGTAAAAGCCTTTTCAGCGCTTCTGTACTTCTTATTTAATAAAGTAACACCGTAGAAATAATTAAAGACTATGTTTTTAACCTCTTTTCTAAGTTGTGGTTGATAGTAGTTTTCTTCTGTAATTCTGCAATCAATTAAAGTCTTTTGACTTATTCCGCGACTAGAGAAATATTTAACAACTTTGTCAGAAAGCTCTGTGTGGTTCTCCCATCTTTGAGGTGGCAAATCGTAAGTTACGGCCTTGCTTTTTTTATCTCTAACGCTTGTAGCTTCACAGTTCCAGCAGTAAGCCACTCCAGTTTCAACATTAACACTTAAACAAGGGTCTTTCTTTTTCTTTCTCGTGTGTGAGCATTTAGGGCACAATGTTTTAACTTCACCTTTACTGTTGGGTCTTTTACCGTTTACGTCTATGTCTTTCCATTCTATAGTATTCATGTCTTTTTGTTTTTTTATAAAGTTATAACTTTTCTACTTAATAGAGTAACCTTGATGTTTGTTAAATCTGTTATAGTTACTGAATCGTTAATTGATAACTGATTTTTTATTTTTCTTTTCCCATAGCTTACAGAAGATTCATCTACGCCTAAGAAAGCAGAAACTTCTTTATGGGTTAACTTTAATAGTTCTGTAGAAATGTAGTAGAACAACCCTCTAGGGTGGCTCATGTTTTTATTTCTTTTATTAAAGAAAGTCTTTACGCTAATAATATTAAAGTAGTCCATTATGGTAATTCTTAGCGCGGTTAACTCTTTATTTGAGCTTCTTCTTTTGTTGGACTCTTTACTAAAATTAAATTTATCAAAAGCCTCAGCGAAACTCTCACAAGAACCACACAAGTTGTAAAATGCTTTTAAATCTCTTTTACTGTACATAACTCTTCTATTTCTTTATTTGTTTCTTCTTGTTTTATCGCTAGATATGTTTTGTATATTCCAGTAACACCCTCTATGTCTTTCTTTATTTTAGCGTCGTTAATAAACAACATATCTTTAACATATTGCAACCCGTTTAATACTGTGGCGTGTCCTCTGTTGACTTTTTCACCTATAGCCGTTAGACTGTTTTTAGTGTGTTTTCTACATAAAAAATAATACATGTACCTAGCGTCTACAACATTCCTTACTCTACTTTTAGATTCGAATAGCTCTATACTTATTTTGAAATATGTTAAGACTGAGTCAATAATCAAATCCATTTTATCCTTGTCGAATAAAGACCGCTTGTTATTGTTGAAATAGTTTACAACGTCCTCAAACCCGTACCCTTCTTCAAATAGTTGAAATGCTTTAAATAAATCATTTTCACTGTAAACCTTCATTTTACTTATTGTTTTGAAATTTCTTTAATGTGTTAATGTGACTTAGTGATTCACTAGAAAACCTATTTAGTTTTGCTAATATGTTTAATCTAGCTCTATTAACAGATTTAGATTTATAATCGTTGTTTTCAGTCACTACGTCCTTAAATACGTCTATATTGTTTAATAGTACGTACAAGGCGTGTTCTAACTTGTCTAGGTCGTTCATGTTTTCAATGTCATTCATTTCTTTAATTCTTTTAGTTCTTTTGTTAATAATTCTAATCTTTGTAGCTGGATTAATTTACCTTCTCTAATATAGGTGTGGTCTTCATACCCTTTAAAAGAGCCGTTAACTATGTCTTTTTTGCATAACTCAATTAACCGCTCTAGTTCTCTTTCTCTTTCTTTCATTACTTAAATAATTTATCGTATGACTCCTTTAATTCTTTTACTGAATCTAATTTTCCTTTCCACTTCTTGACTTCACCATCATAAAAGTCGTTAAGGTCTTCTATGTTGTTTCTATCTCTACTAGATATAGCCTCTTTTAAAACTGACTCATAAGCTGATATGTTAGAGTTTAATTCTACTTCAAATAATCTTTGTTTTTGTTCTGTGTTCATAATAATAGTTTTTTTGTTATTGATATAATCAAAGATAATGCTTTTTTATTATCCCGCAAATAAAATGTTAAAAAAAACCCTCTTTAATTAAAAAAAGGGCTTATTTAAAATGATTCTAAATAAAGAATCTATAAAGGGACAACTTTAAAGACTACTCTAGGGTTTTCCTTGTCTAGGTGTTTTCTTGCTGTTATCTCCATACATTTGTTATCGTTCTTTATCAACTTAGCCTTTTGAAGGCAATCTAAAACAACTTTTAAACTATTATCTAGGTCTTTCCTTCTGTTAGGGTAATAAACATCTATTTCGAATCTGAATTCACCTTCAATCATTTTGTAATTATATTCTAACATCTGATTTGAAAAGCTATCTTCATACTCATACAGTTGTTTCTGTTTTCCTAGTCCACACCTATTTCCTAACCTTATAACCTTGTATTGGTTACTTTTAGACGGAACACTACCCGTTATCGTTATTTCTTGAGTCATTTAATTGGTTTTTAATAGTTGAAATGTCTTGAGTAATACTATTTATAGTATCTCTTAAAACATCGTATTGAGCCTTTAATCTCCTATAAACGGCCTCACTTCTAGCTTCGTTAACTCTTAACATGTATTGTTTTAGTTCTACTGTTAGATTAGCTTTATTTGTTGGAGAACCCTGCTCTATTAACGCTAACACTTCACCAGAAAAGACTTTCTTTCTGTTGCAATAGGTTAGATTATAAGCCTCTAAAGCTTCTCCAACTATAACGCTAAATCTATAAGCGTAAGAACATAGTTTCCTTTTAGCCGTTATAAGTCTATCAATGTCTTTGAAGTCTGCGTCTAAGTTAGAGTAGAGGCCTAAAATAGCCTCTATCTCTTTCGTTAGTTGTTCAATCTCTTTACTGTTCATAATTAAAACGGTAAATCGTTACTTGGTTGAACTGGTTGACTGCTTACACTAGGTATTGAAGAACCCTCTGTTTTAGGCTTCCAAGTATTCACCTGAGCGTATAACTTCCCATCTCTGGATTCTTTAATGTCTAAATTAATCCATTCGTCACTTTTAGCGCTTAAAGCTTGAATAAGCTCTTCTCTTTTGATTGAGATAGAACCCTTTACAAAGTCGGGCGCTCCTTCTCTTGGTTTTTTAACAATTAAACCGTTTAAAAATTCTGCTTGGTTTTCCATAATATAAAAATTAAAATTAAAATTATTTTTCGTCTATTTTCCTGTTAAATTCTTGTTCCAACGTAGGAACCTTGTTGTTTTCTAAATATGTTATTATAGCTTCTGCTCTATCTCTTTTTAACTCTGTGTCAAAGATTAAATTTTCAATAGTGTCTTTCTCTTGTTGTGGAATGTAAGACAATGGTAACAAGTTTTCAATTATTGTTACTTGCCACTGGCTCGCGTTCTCTGTTGTGTTATCGAATCCCATCACTTTTGGTTTTTTATAGCGTTAGCAACTTCGTCAGCACTAGCAACAGACGAATCAACTCCTATTGCAAAATTGGCTAAAGCTCTACCCCATGCACTAGTTTCACAGTTCTCGATGTAACTAGTTTTATTAATGTAACTTGAGTCCGCTTTTTCCATTGCATAACCAGTAGCTACTACTTCGTTATTCTCGTTAACTATAGAGGCTTTAAAGCAAATTTCTGCGCTTTTCCAAGCTCCTTTTTCTTCTTCGCCTTCTTTCCAAGTTAAGTATTCAGCTTGGTTGTGGTAAACTATTTCTGTGGTTAATTTGTAGCCTGTGAAGTGCTCTCTGAAATACTTAATTCTTTCGTTAACCGTAACGTAGGCCTTACCTTTAATGTCTACGGTTCTTAATGCTTTTTCTAGTCCTGTTTCCATGTCTTATTATTTATAGTTATTGTTAATTCTGCACTACTGTCGAAGTTTTTAATTGATTTAGAAAGCTTTTCAGCCGTCATGTCGATACTTCTCTTTTCTTGATATACTAACACATTGTTATGTTTGTTATCCAGCTTCCTAGCTTTTCTAATTTCGTCAGCTAGTTCTTGATTTGTTTTAGTGGAATTTTCCTTTAAAAAGCCACTTAGTTTTTGTTTATCCATATCTATTATTTATTTGTTTACGTATTTATTGTTAGTCTTTCTATTAATAGCCTCTAAAAGCTCTTTACTTGTTAGTTGACTGTATATGTTTCGCAACTGGTTAAAGTAGCTTAGAGGGGCTTTTCTGTTCTTGTTATCCATACATAAGTCTAATCTGTAGTTAGTAATTTCTAACTTTATTAGTTTGTCTAGTAAAAAATCTTTAGTGTTCATGTTTGTTTATTAATTGTTTACCCTTTGTTAAAATAATCACTCTTAGGTTTTAGTTTAATGAGTTTTTCAATTTCTTCTTTACTCAACCTACTATAGATAGTTCTAACCTCTTTAAAGTATCCTGAAGGCTCCCTGTCGTATCTACCATTATTAAGTAAACCAAGTCTCCTATAGTTAGATATTTCTATTCTTATTAACTTGTCTAGTAAAAAATCTTTAGTATTCATGTCTTTTTATTTAGTCTATTCTTTCTTCAACCCAACCGTCAAGGGTGTAATGTAAAAGTTCAGTTAATTCGTTTAATACATCTTCAGAAGCGTCTACAGAGTCACCGTCCCAATTACTAGAAGAACATTCAAATAACTCAACATCAAATTCATCAACCGCACCCAATAAGTTAACTTCTATATTAGATACGCAATAGTCAAAATCAACTTCGATATATTTAGACTCGTTGTCTTCTTTGTAATAAAAAGTACCGTTCCCGTTCTCGTTGTTTCTCATTTCAACTTCTATTCTGTTCCCGTTTTTCTCTGTTTTAATGTAACCCATGATAATAGTTTTTTGTTTTTGATATAATCAAAGATAAGGCTTTTTTATTATCCTGCAATAGAAAAATAAAAAAATAAAACTTTTTTACGTTATTTAGAATGATTCTAGATAAGGAAACCTAGAAAGATGCTTGTGTTTTTTGTGGCTTCAGCTTTACCGCCAAAGTAAGGGAATAACAGTTTACCAGATTTAAAGGGCTTTTCTGTATGGAGTAAAACCTTTTCTAGTTTATTAAATTCAACGCTCTTAATGTATTCGATAGTCCTGACTCCTTTTGTGTAGTTGTAAGAATATAATTCTATATTGTCTTGCTCTTGGTTATATCTCCAACCTATTCTTTTACTATTTTTGTGATGTCTTAAAGAACCGAACCCACCTAGTTTGTTAATCTGTTCTTTTATTTGGTTGTTCTTATATTCGTATCTGCAAGAATCGGTAAATATAAAAAACATTAGAACCCTTCTTTTGAAAAAGAACGGCCTAAACTTTCTACTATTAGAATAGTGTTTACCCTTTTTTATTATGTACCTAGTTAGTTTCAATCCTTCTTAAATAGTTTAATCAATAAGTGTATGTAATAACCTAACACAAATAAAATGCCTATTATACCTGAGATAAGAAAAACCCATAAGACAACTTCTTCAAAAACCCATGAGTCAATAAAGTAAGACGATATTATTAAGGCCCAGCCTATTATTATTAAAATGATTATTCTGTTCTTCATAGTTGCTAATATACAAAAAAAAGAGGGTTTATAAAAACCCCCTTCCATCTATCAAAACAAAAAAACAATGGGCCAGAATAGCCCTAAGAATCAATTAACCTCTTTGAACAATTGTATAAAAGTTTCTTCAGAAATAACTCCAGACAAAACCAATACGGCTAAAATAGCTATTATTAACACAACTAATTTCTTTTTATCTAGCTTAACCTTTGAAACTTTTTCAACTCCTGTTATTACATTCTTAACCACCTCTTTTTTGGTAACAAGAATTTTTAAAGCGTTTATTATTTTCTTCATAATCATTTTATTTAAAGTTCGTCACTATTTATGTAGTAATTATTCTAAAGTTCGTCACTATTTATGTAGTACGTCTTGTTGTTAATGTTTTTCTTAGCGATTAATATTTCGCCTCTGTTGTGTTTAGCGTTGTAGGATATGTGAACCCATTTAGGGACATCGTTCTTGTCTGGGTACTCTATAATAAGCTGGTCAAACATTAACTTATGTCTAAAGTAAAGAGACAAAATCTCATCTAATAAAACACCATTCTTTTCAACTCCATTTACCCAAAGCTCAATGTCTACAGCCTCACCTTTTACATGCTGGCTTCTAGAACTTCCTGAGATAACCTTGTTCAACTCATTGCATCTGTAACCACTAGTAACCCTTAACGGTTTTTTTAATGAATCCCTAATAGGTTGTAAGATGTTTTCACATAAAGCTTTTAAATTAGATACTACTTCTTCATTAGGTTTGTATTGTTCTTTTATACTCAACCTATCAGCGGTATTGCTTTTTAATAGCTCTTTTAATGTGAAATTCTTACTTAAATTCATTACTTTTTATTATTAGCTTCTAAAAGCACTTTAACCTCACAAATAACAGAATATACTTTTCTTATTTCATCTTCTAAACTGTCTATTTTTTTATAGATGTTGTTCACATCTTCCTTGTGTTCTCTTTTTATTTCATTGAGGTCTTTTTCGTGTTCAATCTTAACACTTCTAATGTCCTTCTCCAACTGTCTAACCATTATCGAATTTTTTTGGGTTTTATTATTGAATCTAATAAAAGTCGAAGCAATACCCCCAAGCAAAACGACGAATTGTATAATATTTTCTACGTTTAACATTTTTTTAATCTTTTCCCTTTCTATTCTTGTAAATATAAGGAATTTTTACATAACTCACATGTTATTTATAGATAATTCTTTAAAGGAGTCAAACACCGCTTTATCTTCCTGACTTAACTCTTCATATTTAACGATGTTCTGAACTTCTTCACCGTTTTCGTTTAGATATTGGATAATCATTCTTTGAGGTGCTGAAGTCAAGTTGAATTGTACTACACTTTGTTTTATTTCTGCCATTTTTTTTATTTTTTTAATTTTTAACCTATTGTTATATTTCCATAAGAGTCTGGTGAATTACTTTGTAAGTTTGTTATGTTAGCGTTTACAGAAGTAGTCGAGTTACTAAACTTTAAACCTACAAAATAACAATTTTTAGCACTAGACGCATTTATACAATTTGCCGAAGAGTTATGAACCCTTAAACTCCCACCGCTTAATATTATATCGTTGCTGGCGCCCTCTATTAGTATAGCGTGACCAGTAGCATCATTGTAAGTTGTGTCGCAATCCATATTACTAAATTCTACTTTACCAGCGTTTTTAAAAATATACATAGAAACATCTGAAGTAGAAAAAGCTTTTACATTAGATACAACGTGGTTACCCGAACCAGAGTGGTAACGTATGCCATAACTAGCGGTTGAATATCCTGTAACATTTATCCCTTCACCAACAAGGCTGACTCCTGCACTAGCTGAAGAAAAACCGAAAATATTAGCGAATTTAGCCGTACCAGTTATACTTACTCCGTAGCTAGAGCTAGAGAACCCTTGACAATTATAACTTTGACCGTTACCTAAGTAAAGACCTACATTTCCTTCTGACCTTCCAGTGCAATTATTTGCGTTTGAAGTGTTATTGTAGAAACCAAATCCAGAAGTTGAAAACCCGTAACAGTTTACAGCGTTACCACTATTCTGTACTTGCAAACCAGTCCCAGAGTTAGCGCTAGCGTTAGCGTCTTCTATTGTCGCTCCAGACACAAAAACACCTAGCGTCTCACCAACAAAGTCGCCACCTTTAACCGTTCTAGTTAAACTCGAGATATAACCCGCGTTTCCGAAGTCATTTTCTAAAATCATAGACTTTAATGTCAAGGTTCCCGCTCCTGAAGTTCTTAGTGAAACTTTTGACGTTGTGGCTGAGGTTGCCCCTGTTCTTTTAATTTTACCGTTATACATTTCTAATGAAACACTATCCCCAACAGTAAAAGCGTTTGAAGTCCCTGATGTGTTTAAAGTATATGTATACCCATTAAAATTAATATTAACACCATCAACACAAGTAACCGTTATATCACTTGTTTCTGTAATGTTTGAGAATAACTGTATAGTATCCCCACTAGAAGAAGCAGACAATGCGTCTGCGAGAGTCGAATAATAAGTAAAAGCTCCAGTGCTGTCACTAATACCTACAGAACCAAAGCTAGCGCCCATGCTATTCCATTCTAAACCATTGTAAAAATTCAAAGAGTCTTCTGTCTTATCATAGCATAAAGAACCTTTTTGAGGTGTAATACTGTTCCAGGAGTCGCCGTCGAAACGAACCCAGTCCTGAAGGCTTACACCGTCCCAGTCAGCATGTAAACTAGCTCCTGAAGATAAAACGTAAATATCTCCTGTGTTTTCTGTTGGTGGTGTTAAACTACCATCTACAAAATCTAAAGCCGTAGGTAAAACTAATTCGTCTATATTTTCCAACTCCCCTTTTTCATTCTTAAAGGCGTAGTCTCCATTATTAGCACCGCTAAACCATTTAGGGTTGTGTATCTCTTCCGAGTCTGTTATGTTTTTATGTAGAAATGCCATTCTTTAAATGTGTTTTAATAAAAAATAATCCCTTTTTTATTTAATTGAGTAGTGTCTTCACAATCCTTAAACAAAGGGAACTTTGTTGAGTCTTCTTTTTTAGCTTCTTTTATATATTCAATCATGTCTGTTCTCCAGAAGTCTGCTTTATTTATGTAAAAATCTCTAGACTGTGAATATTCAAAACTCTCAACTTGATTTGAGCGCTCTGTGTTGTTCTCCATAACACCTTGGTTAGTCAATTGAGTGTGAATCTTAGAATACACTTCATATACAACGTAATGAGCTAGCATAGGCTTTATAAAGTTGTTTACTATAATAGTGTTGTCAGCCGTTAAACTAGCGCCTTCAACCTGTGTTAGTATCTCATTATAAAACTCAACACCTAAAACCTCTTTAACATACTTTCTTTGTGTAGTTAGTATGTAGTTGTCGAAATATGCCGTATCGAAATAGTTATCGTTTATAGCATTTTCAGAAACCTCTTCAGGTGTTATTAATTCAGTGTTAAACGCCATCTTCTTCTTCTTTTAGTATGTTAGTATTGTTCTCCTCGTTATCGTTGCTTAAAACGGCTTTCTCTTCGTTTATCAACCTGTCACCTCTTTCATCTTCTAAAGCCTCAAGACCTAGCATGTTTCTAGCTTCGTTAATAGTTATAACTGCGTTAAGCTCTATTCTGTCACTGTCACCTACTGGAGATACATTAAGAATACCAACCTTGATATTAGAAAACTTTGTAGCTTTATTTATTATACTGTTAATGTGCTTTAAAATAGGCTCTTGAAAGTCTGGAATTATAACGCTATTTAAGAACTTATCAAACTCTTCTTTAACCTGTTTGTTACTACCTAATTTTCCAGCGGTCTCTATACCAGCCAAACTAGGAGTAATACGGTGAGCGGTAATGATGTTTTTAGTACTCAATTGTGAAAGCTCCAAGAACTCCCCGTCTCTTTCTCTGTCAAACTCTTTTATATTTGCTGACTGTTCTGGGCTATCTAGTAACTCCACTAGAATCTTATCATTGTTACCTTCACCTGTGAATTTTTCTTTAATCTTTTCAACGTATTGTTGTGCGTTCATTCCGTCAGGAACTTCTCCGAACATCTGCATCAATACGCTAGGAAAAAATCCGTTATCGAACTTATCAATATTGTACTTAGACATTCTATACTCTATGTCAATCCAGTCTAAAGCTCCGATGTAATCTGGTAGCCCGTAATAACTAAATTCTGGATACTTTCTAAGTAGATGTTTAATATAGTGATTTGTTTCAGTACCGTTGTAAAGTTTTATCTCGCTTACTGGGTATTCGTGAGTGGGGCTTGTGCTTAATTCAATATCTCTCCAAAAGTTAGACAAATAAGCTTTTTTACCATCTTTACCTTTTCTAACCGTTGTCGCGTCTTCTGAGTAGATAGCCGTATAGTCACCGCTTTTTTTAACGTGTGTGTAAGCGTTCCCAGTTATAACGTAAGATTGGATTAACTCCTTCATAACATCATGCAGACTGTCCCCCTCTGGGTTTACTTCTTTGCACCACTCTTTAAAGTCTTCAGGTAACTTGTCATAATCAACATGTTCACCGTCAACTTCAAAAGTCAAACCTTTACCACTAATAAAAGCAATCTTCTGATTTATGATACTACTATGAGTACTTGAACGTCTAGCTCTTTTAGCTAAATCATTTACAAATATATTGCTAGAGTCCTGAAAAAACGGAACCCATTTCTGTTCTATGTTCTGGTTAGCTTCTTTCTCTTTTTTAACTATCGTCGTAGTTATATTGTCAGTCTTAACTGAAGAGGCTTTTATGTTTTTATTTTGATTCTTTTGACTCATTTTTTGTTTCTTCTATTTCTACTACATCAACCATGTTGCCACAGTTAAATTTTATAAGCTTCTTTAATTGCGCCTGAGTTGTGTGTTCACCTAGATAAAGGATACCTATACCCATACCCATTACCTTTTTACCGTAAAACTCCTTTTTTAAAACTAGTTTCTTCTTCATATCAAAAACGTTTAATCTTTACAATATACGAAAATAAAATTTCATATTCTAATTTTGGGCAAAGAAAAAGGGAACCGAAGCCCCCTAATTCAATCATTATAAACCAAGTCTTTATTATGAACCTAAAGAAACAGTTCCGCCATTAGTCTCGATGTCTCCAACAAACTCACGCAACAACTGCGCTTGTTTACCAGCAAAAGAAACAGTGTAACCATTTTGACCTTGTAATTCAGCCTCTAAAACTTCTGAAGCCATAGCATGAACAGAAGCATCTTTACCCATTATTTCATCATAACCCATAACAAAAGCTTTATTCTCACTTGTAGCTTTGTTGTAAGTTTCAAAAATGATGATTAATTTACAAGACTCAACGTAACTGTTGATTCCTGCAGCTTTTACTTTATCCATCTTAGGAACAAAAACCTCTAAAGAAGTGTCGTAAGAAATAGAACCGTTCTCTCTTGAACCTTCAGAGTTAAATAATTTAGTTTCTAGTTCTCCTTCAATCTCGTAGAATTTGTCGTCTGTTGCTTCTAATGTGATAGCAGAGTAAGAGTGATTTGAGCCGTCAGCCGTCAAGCTAGTTACGCTATCTCTGTCAATAACAAAAATACGCTTTATACCACCTCTTCTGTTTTCATCAGAACAACTTAATAAAATATCTGTAGATATACTCATTTTAATAAATTTTATAAGTTAAAAAAAAGCCCCCCATTAAGAGGGGCGTGTATTATTAGAAGTAAAAAGAGATTAATTCACCGAAAACAAACTGAGCACCCATCTTGTACTTAGCGATAATTTTCAATAATTCATCATCGTCGTCGTTACTTCTGAATTTTAATTGAGAACCTGCGTCTGCAACATCTGTACCAATAACCAAGTTATCATTTACAGTATAAACTAGCATATTTTTACCAATTGTAGCAGAATGTGGGTTGTCGCTATCTGCAAGCTGTGTATCCCAACCAGTAACCTCAACAACAGGAATACCTCTAAAAGATAAAGACTGACCGTCTTTCAACAACTGAAGTCCTAAAGCGTTACCAGTACCTAACTGCTCATAAGTAGTCATTAAGTTATCAATGATAGTTGCAGTAGCTCTGAAAGATTTAGAAGCGTTTGGCATCTGTCTCAAAACTTTAGTTTGGTTTTCGTAAGCAGACTTTAAAAGCTCGTAAGCACCGTCTGCTACTAAATCACCGTTAGTATCTTCAACGTTAGAGATATCAGTCATTTCTACATATTGTCCTAAGTCTGCAGAATCAGCGATAAAATGCTGAACAAGTCCGTCAAACTGAGCGTAGTCAGCAGAAGAAGCACCTTCTTTTGCGAACCAAGCCATACGACCGTTATCGTCTGCGATAGCTTCAGCAACTCTTTTTCTTGCAACTTGACCAACTACAGTTGAAGTCAAATCGTCAATTGAAGTACCTGAACCGTAGAACTCTTCAAAAATAGTTCCGTAAAAAGCGTCACCACACTCTTCAAGATTAACTTTAAGTTTTGCAACTTCTAAAGTTCTGTCTGAAACCGCAGTAACTCCACCAGTAGCAGAAAAACCACAAGTAGCATATTTACGAACAATTTTGTTAAGTGTTGAGTTCAAATAAAGGTTAGCCTTTACTTTAATGTTAGGAATAACTCTAATCCCTGCTAAGTCGTCAGAACCTTCTTGCGGAGCGAAAAGAATTTCTGTAAACTCCTTCCCTGCATAAGTGCTATTAATCGACTGTGTAATAAAATTTGCCATTTTTATCTAATTTAATTTTTATTTAATACTTATAGTTTCATTGAAGATTTAAGGATATTTAAAATACCTTCACCAAGCTCGTCAACCTCTTCAACTTTAGCTTCTGGGTTTAAAACCTCTTCTTTAGCTTCTAGTGGTTTTCTTGAAGCGTTAGCTTTGTCAAGTTTAGCCTTCATTTCAGCCATTTCGGCCTCCATAGACGCTTTAAGTTCTGCTACCGCTTCGGCTTTAATAGCTTCAACGTCGATAGACGCTTCAACTTCTGGAGCTACTTCTTCAGAAACCTCTTCGGCTACTTCTTCAACTGCTTCTTCAGCTTTAACCTCAACTTCTGCCTCAACCTCAACTTCTGCTTCAGTCTCAACCTCAACTTCTGCTTTCACTTCTTCTTTTACTTCTTCTGCTTTTGGGCTAGACTTAAAGTACTTAGCCATATAAGCAAAAAAGCTTTCTTCATTCTTATTCATACTTATTGGTTTTACATTATTAAAATTTTTATAACCGTATTTGTCTGCGGTATCCTTTGAGATACTAGCGTAAACTTCTTCTTCTTCTTTTATCGCTGAAATGAACCCCATTTCAATTGCGTCTTCTGAGAATAACCAAGTTTCGTCTGACATCATTTGTTTTATAACGTCAAGGTCAAGACCCGTTGCTTTCTCGTATATCTTAGCAATCTTATTGTTTATAGCGTCCATCAATTTAGACTGCTTCTTCAAGTCTTTAGTATAAGCGTCTATTTCTTCGCTATTCATACCAGTCGATACGTGAACAGGAACCCATGCGTTATGTATCATGTAAACACTATTCTCAGTCATTACTGGTAAAGAGTCACCAGCTAAAGCAATAACGGAAGCACTAGAGCAAGCCATTCCTTCAATTACAACAGATACTTTTTTATTTAAATTCTTGAAATAATCGTAGATAGAAAAACCTTCGAAAACTGAACCACCGCCTGAGTTTATAGAAAGTTCTACTTCGTCACCCTCGTAATTTTCAACCTGAGAAATAATATTTCTTAGAGTAACTTCACCGCCTATGTCTCCGTGTATCTTTATCGTCAGTTTATCCATTATGCTAATATAAAAATAGAATCCGACATAAACAAATTTAGTGTTATTTTGTTTACCAGAGGTATCCAAAACTATGTGTTAATTAATTAAATATCAACTATTTAGGCTGAGGGCTTCGCGCCAAAACTATCTTTTTTAACGTATGAATTCCTACATCAAATTCAATAGAAAGATTAAAATAAATTTGATTTATTGAGTTGAGTGGATTCTTTCTAGCCTCGTTGTATCGTCGCAATATAGCCTTATTTCGCATTTTAACGACATCTAAGAGACTTTCTTCACATAGATAGTCTATGATGTCAGATTTATTTTTAAGCCCTTTAAGAGCCTCTGTAATTAGCTCTCTTTGTTCCATTCTGTAATCTGACTACTCCAGTAACTTGTTAAATTTCTTTTGCAACGGTTGCAGGTTAATGAAAAATTAGAATCAACCTCTCTTTTAAAAATATCAGACAGTAGCTCTAGAGCTTCGCCATCTGGAAATATACGGTTCTTTACTTTTGGTAAAGCGTCAATTATTTTTTGTTTTTCTTCTACGCTTAATTCCATTTGTTTCTAGGGCATTTCTCATTTGAAAATACAACTTTGGAAGTCACTAAACAACCGCAGTCGTCACAAAAACCTTTTGAGTTCAACTCTGGACAATTTGAGCAAATCTTAAGCCTCTCTTCTTTTTTTTGTTCTGTTGATATTTCAACACCTCTAAAAGTTAGGTTCTTTAAAAACCCGTAAATCTTAGTTATTAACTTCATAAAATCAAATATACAAAAAATCTTTTTTCTTTTATATTTCTTTTTTAATCTCTTTTATCTCATTATCCATTATTATCATTATTAACATTATTAACATTATTGTTTATGTGCATCAGATGTGCATTAGATGTGCATCAGATGTTCCTCAGATGTGCGTTCAGATGTTCCTACTTCGTTGTAACTAACTATAAATCAATTCGTTTAGATGTGCATTTAGATGTGCCATTTTTAGTGTTTCCTCTGAAGGTTCTCTGACGGTTCTCTGAAGGTTCTATTTTCTAAAAATACACGCTTTTTAAGCTTATGTAGAATCATTATAAATAAGTTTTTTATGTTGTAGGGAAAAGAAAAATAATTATATTTGTATTTAAGATTGCGTGATAATCTAAGAAAAAAAATTATAATAAATACACGTTTAAGGTTTAACCCTCATTTAGCTATCTAGTCACGCAGTCTGCTACTTGGGGGTTTTACTTTTTTTAAAAAAATAATCAAAATGGAAGGTTATATAAGTCTACATAGAAAATTACTGGAGTCCGCTGATTGGAATGAGAAAAGGGTGTGGAACGATTCAGAAGTCTGGATATATTTACTGTTGAAGGCTTCGCATAAATCCAACGTAGTTAAAATAAAAGGCGAATACATAGAGCTTAAAGCAGGTGAACTGTGTATGAGTATCAAGAGCTTATCTGAAAAGTTTAGCTGGTCTAGAAAGAAAGTTACGGGTTACTTAAACAGGAAAAAGAAAATAAACAAACTTAGTTTTAAAACAAGTCACTTGACAACGGTTATAACTATAACAAACTATTGTTTGTATCAAGGTAAAGAAGAGGTTGAAACACCTAGAAAGAATCCTGTAGTAGAGAAAGAAGAAACTGCTATAGATAAACTAGATAGTTCAGACGTTAAAGAGTTTAAAACCTACAAGAACTTCAGTATCGACTTGATAAGAAAAGACGAAGTGTTCTTGCGTAACTTAGTAGCCAAGTTGGTTGGGCAATGGGGATTCTTAAAGGATAAACAAAATATCTATAAAGACTTAGACGCTAAGGCTGATTTATGGTATAAGATTTTCCAAAAGGAATTCAAAGACCCTATAAACGACGAAAGACACTTCAAGAATAGCTTTCAGAGATATTGTCTAGACTGGTTTAATGTGAATAGTGTTTACGACGCTATAACAAGAGAAAAGGCCAAAAGGAATAAGTATTAAAAAAGGGGCTTTAACACCCCTTCTTTTATTTATCCAAATGTAGCTGAACTCTGTATGTTGCTAACCTTCATAGCTTCGGTTACTGTGTCAGTCGCATTGTTTACAACTTGTATTGAACCAATAGAACTTGCAACGGCTTTTGATATTCTATTCTCTAGGTCTGTCATGTCTATAGATTGACCAGAAGTAAAACCACCATTAGCAAATCCAAAACCTGAGTACGGTTGAGGCTTGTTATTTCTCATAGCTTCTAAAGCTCCAACCAACTGAGAACCTCTTTGGGATTCTAAAACGTTTTTCGGTACTACATACTCTCCTTCGTGAACTATACCCGCTTGCTTGAAGCCAGTACTATCTGGAGAACCAAAACCATCGCCTGTATAACCACCGTCCGCGAACTTTTGACTAGCTATTATCCCTGCTTGTACTGCAGACCTAGCAACCGCTAAACCTGTTAGCGTTTGAGCTTGTGTAAGCCCTGCAATACCAAAGGAAGGACCGTTCATAGGGTTAGAGGCAGAAGTTGCGTTAATGCTCGCTATTTCCCTAGCTAAACTAATAGCTATTTGTGCAAGCTCCATCCTCTTTTGTCTTTGGAAGGCTTTTCTTTCTATTGCTTCTCTTTCTTTTTCGAATTGAGCCTGTGAAATTAAACCGTTCTCTAGTCTAGCGTCTAAGTTAGCAAGTTCTAAGGTCTTTTCTCTCTCAAATCTTCTACTAGAAACTTCAATCAAGGCGTTCGCAGTCTGTTCTGCCAAGTCGAATTGTTCAGACCTTACTTTCTCTCTAAAGGCTCTTTCTTCTTCTAGCTTCTTATTCATTAAGTTAGCCTCTTTAGCTGTTCTTTGTTCGTTAAAAGAATCCTGAATAGCTTCGTGCTTTTCTGACATCTCTAATATTTTGTCGTAGTAGTTTTGAGCTGAATCAATTTTCTTTTCAAAAGTTAACTCATCTCCGTCTATATCTAGAGGGTCTTCTATCTCAGAAAGTTCTTCTAGTTTAAAAGCTAACTTCTCAACAGATTCAGTTGTTTCATCTATAGCGTCTGTAGACTCTTCAGCCCCCTCTTCAGTGGTTTCTTGAGTCCCCTTCATTTGCTCTTCTAAAGCTTCTGCTCTTTTCTTGAGTTGCTCTAGGATATTAGATTCGTCTTTCAAGTCATCGTTTAATCTTCTAGTACTTCGTCTTAAAGCAGAAAGCTCAGCTACTTCTTTTTCTCTAAAAGCAGTGCTATTAATAGTTGCTAGCAATGATGCTTGTTCTTCCCAACTTAAATTTGTCTGATTTATAATTTCTAACTGCTTCCGTCTAAATTTAGTTGTTTCTGTGTCTCTACCTCTTATTTCTGCTTTTCTAATACTTTCTAAAGCTTTAAGTCTTATCTTCCCTAAAAGCTCTTCAGCTTCTACACTGTCTTTTAATTTTTCCCTTTCTATATCAGCTACTTCGTTAGCTTGTTCTGTTAGCTCCTCTTGTTCTCTCTTTAGTATAATGTTTTTAATCAATTCATCGTTATATTTATTTAAGCTAGTAGAAAGTTCTTCATTACTAACCTTCTGAAGGTTCATTCCCTTAGTAATTTTAGGATTTAATATATTCAACTCATTTAATAGTTTCAACCTGTCTTCATCACCTTCTTTAAGTTTAACTATTCTACTAACTAAAGCGTTAGCTTCAACGCCTTGTTGTCTCATTGCGTCGCTTTCAGCGTGTACGTTTTTAGTCATGTCAGAAAGTACAGTGATAAAATCAGTTGCACCCTCTACAACCCCTCTAAATAAATCATTAGCGTTTTCACCTAGATTTAAGACCATACCTTCCCAAGCTGAATTAAAGCGCTTTATATCCCCTTCTAGAGTGTCACCAACTATTTTAGCCATTGCTTCAGCGGAACCTCTAGAATTCTCTAATTCCCTAGTGAAGTCCGCCGTTTTATCGGTAGCCTTAGCTAAGGTAACCGCAACAGACGCCCCTCTTTTACCAAATAACTCAAGAGCCGTTGTGGTTGGGTCTGTACTATTTTTTATTTTATCAAAAGCTTCTGCGGTTGTTATTCCTGCTTTTTGAGTGTCTAGTAATATGTTTCTTAATGCAGTGCCCGCAGTGCTTGCGTCGAAACCTGCATCCGCTAAAACACCTAGACTAGCAGTAGCCTCTTCTAAACTCCAACCAACTGTTGAAGCAACGGGTGCAACAGAAGCCATTGCGGTTTCAAACTTGCTTAAATCTAAAGCCGAACTAGTAAAAGATTTAGCCATTATGTCAACTACTTTTTTAGTGTCTTTAGCTTCTAAACCGAACCCGTTTATTGTAGCCGTTGCAACCTTAGCAGACTGAGCCAAGTCGGAACCTGTAGCCGTCGCAAGGTCAAGAGTGGCACCTGTAGCGTCTAGAATCTGCTCGGTAGTGAATCCTAGCTTTGCAAATTCCTCTTGCATTTGACCAACTTGAGTCGCGGTAAATTGAGTAGTAGCGCCCAACTCTTTGGCTGACTTCTCTAGTTTAGCAAATTCAACACCAGAAGCACCTGTGATTGCCTGAACTTTAGCCATTTGTTGCTCAAAATCCTTAACAACTTTGGTGGCATTAACAAATAATTGACCTATTTTTTGTATTGCGAACATTCCCGCAAAAGAAGCGACTATAGTAGTACCCATCTTCATAAAGGACTTCCCTAGTTTCTTAGTAAAACTATCCATTCCGAGCATCTGTTCTCTAAGTACTAACATATTACGCCTGTTGGCTTTTAACTTAGTGTTGACTATAGCCATTTCTTGACCGTATCTCTTTAAGGATATAGTTCCCGCTTTTTGTGCTTTATTTAACTGCGTTCTTCTGTTAGTAAGCTTCTTAACCTCTGTTTCAAGCTTAGAAAGCTTTTTCACCTGCTCTTCGGCCCCTTTTAAATCTACTTTTATTGCTATTGTTTTACTCATAATATTACTTATAAACTGGTTCTAAAATTCCCGTTAACGGGTTTAATGCGTAAACTTCTATTATTTGGTTACCATCTTCAACGAATATTGGTTGTAATGGCGTTTGTATTTCTCCTTCGTCAGTATCAACGTCGTTGGCTCCATTTTGCCCCCCGTCTATTACTACGCTCCCTAAGTTTTCAAACTTAAACAAACTAACCTTTGTTAATCCATTCTTTAAGGGCTTATAGTCAATAACTTTCTCTATTAGGTAATACCCTTTTATGTTACTATCGTTGTCTAAATATACTAATTTCCTAAAATCTAGGTTCTCAATATCTGAACTAGTTAGGTTAAAGTAAGCTATTAAACGACCACCTTCTTCTATATTTTTGAGCATCTTAGAATAGAAGTTATTAAACAACCCCTTTTGAGTGGTTCCATCTTCGTTTGTAGTGTCTGTAAAGGATAAATTGTAACCATTACCAACATAGGTATTATTATAAGGCTCAAACACTCCGAAAGGTATAAAATTACTCGTTATGTTGTCGGAATAGGTAATCCTTCTATTAGAGCCGTCTTTGTTCAACTGAGTTGAGTTCTTGAAGTTAAAAACTCTCGGGTTATACCCGTCTATTCTGTCTTCAGGAATACCCTCTGTATTTAAGTATTCACCCCAACACTTTAAAGAAGTGAAAGCTTCGTTTTTTAATAGTGTAGCCTCTTTACATACGCTAGGATATGTAGCGCTAAATAGACTTAAATTAACTACCGTTTTACCTTCTGTAAATCTATTTGGTAGTTCGTGTGTATATTCTGCGTAGGTTCGTCTGTTTTTACTTTGCCAACCCTTCAACCATTCGTCACCATCTACGTCTTTATAACCGAATACCATATCTCTCTTGTAAGAAGTTACATAATCAACTTCGTACATATTTTTTATATCTATCTTATTAGTCCAGTTAATAGCGTCTGCTCTATCCTTGAAGAATAAATCTCTAGGCTCGAAGTAAACAGTCCTAGTCTTAACGTCAGTCCAATAGTAAATATTGAACATTCTAGTAAAGTCATTTAATACGTCTATTAACCTTATGGAGTCCGGGATTAACTCTTTAACATCGAACACGTCGTCTTCTTTTATGTCTATGCTTCTAGAGGCGTTAAATTTAGGCGACTGAGTAAGTGAATCAACTAAATAAGTACCTATTTGAAAGTTGGCCGAACCAGATGTGTTAAACCTAAACTTTAAGACGTGAATACTTAATATTTCGTCTTTCTGTAACTTAACATCGAACGTAGTATCCAATAAAGCCGGAGTTAAATCCGATAACACCTCTATAGACTTCAATAGTGTAGTATTGCCGTAAACTGTATCTGTTCCTTTTCTTACTTCAACGTACCACCTACCATTCAAGAAAGCGCCACCAATAACCACTTTATGAGGTATTTTTAAATCTATGGTATAACTACCAGTGGAGTCAGCTTTATAAGCTCCTGTAGTAGTATTGTAAACGTCGTTAATATCTTCATTCCCACCCGTAGCGTCATCGTCAAAAACCATTTTATAAGTAGTTCCCGTAGTGTCGAACTCTGAGGTTATATCTAAAGCGCTAGTTTTAGTTGTTTTCACTTTAGAATCGTCAATGGTTGATTGACTAACTTTCATTTCGCTGTTAAGGTCACAGATTAAACCTCTAGAGCTTTCAGAATCTAAGAAAGTACTATTTATATTCCAACCTAAAGAGTTAAACCCCCTAAGTAATATCTTTTCTAAGAAGAAGCAGGGTGTGAAGTCTTCAGTGGATAGCTTTTTTTCTGTTGCTAACTCATTCCCACCTCTACTTACGTAAGGATAAGCGAAGTCTTCAGCGTTGTTAATGTTTATAGCTGAATTATTAATGGACCTTATAGAAGTTAAGTCGTATGTTTGTTCTGAGTTGTTGAACGGTATTTCATTAACCTTTAAACCAGAAGCGTCTTTAACCCAGTCTATATTGTTACCAAAGAAAACAAGCTCGAAACTATCTACGTTGAAACCGTTAAAAACCTTACTAACTTGAACGAATCCCTTTTCTATTGGGTTGTTATTAACCAACACAACACAGGGTTTTCTATCTAGTGACCTTCTAAAGTCTTTTCTACTATTGATATTCTCAACATTAGAAAGAAGACTGGCGTTGTTCTTAGTGTTAGGAACTCTAAAGCTTTTAGTGTACGTACCCGTCCTATCTTTTAAACTATCAAGGTTAACTATTCCTTTTGTTATAGCCAAAGGGAAATTCTCGTAGTTAGAAAGTTCTAAGTCTCCTTTTACGTTATTATCGTTGTCAAGTATTCTTATTACTATTTCATTCATGCTTTAAGACCTTTAGAAGGGTTAGCTAATTTATAAGATAAAATAAATTGATAAGGGTTTTGCTCTTCGTCACTCTTCACAGTTCTACCGTCTTCAATTATAATAGGTAGATATTCGCCATTTATCTCTACCCAAGCTCTGTTGTTAAACAATATACTAGTTAACCATTCGTAAGTTTCTCTACCTATGGACCTAGTATAAGCAGTAAATTCGTTGTTTAAAGTGTTTTGTAGTGTGTTTAAGCCTCTTTCTTCGCTCGAGTATGTCAAACTACTTGGAGTCATAAAAGTGCCCTTAGAAGTCTTTAAAACCTCTTTAATATTCCCTTTGAATGTATAACTTTCTCTTTTACCGTATTTATTTTGCCAGTGTATCCTTGTATCTTTGCTTGTATCGTCTACTATGTTAAACCTTTTCAACTCGCTAACATCTCCGTTATCGTTAACAATTCTAACCGTATAATAAGCTACATTAGTTAAACTTATGCCCATACTAATTAAGTTAGAAGTTCCTACTGGGATATCTAAATAAGGGTTTACTATGTAACCCGCGAAGGGTGAATCCCACTCTGTAATGTTTAAATAGTCTGTATTTAGTAAAGAACCAGAAGCGTCATAAGTCAAGTATTCAGCTTTATAATTCAAACTAGGTGTAGCCTCACAGTATAATAAACCTAGGTATTCAGATTGCCCTAGCTCGATACTCTTTGCGCTAGGTGTATCTGTTAAAAACTTCTTAGTATTTCCATCTAATTTGTAGTCGTCAACATTAAAAAAGGCTTTACCTAGCGTGTCTATTGATAGGTTAACGAATACCCTGTCTTGAGGCAAAATATAATCCGCGCTAGGGTTAGGATACAAGTCTGGGTCATAAGCAGTAGTCAGCTGTTTAGTAGATGGGTCTTCAGTAACCTCGTAAACCTTAACGTTAAATCTTTTAGCCCCTAGTTCATCTACATTAACAGAACTTAAATCAGTAGAATTAAGCCCAAAGTCTAGATGATTCATTAATACATCATTCAATACTATAGTGAATTCGTCAGTAGTACCTATGTCGGGCTGAACATTAAAAGCGGATACCCTTTCATTATCGCTAGAGGTTAACACTATAACTTCAACGATACAACTAATTATGTCTGCACTGTCGCTAGATAATTTTAATATTATCTTATCCTTACCCATTACTAAGTGAGGGTCGTTTAATGTTGGTTGAGTTATTGCCGTTATTGCCATTTTTTATCCTTTTTGGTTATACTGTTTAATGATTGAAGAAATAGCCGTTTCGTATCCTTCAAATAATTCCTTTTCTAGTTCGTCGTAAACATTATCTAACTTATGGTCGATAACGTACTCTATAAATCCTTTTCTTCGTCCATTCTTACTATACTTAAAACTTCCAGCTGTAGGGCTACCTTCAGCCCAGATATTTTGTTGAATAGCAAAAGCCATGCTCTTTACTTCTTTATCTCCGTTAGCTATCGCTCTTTGTTCTATCCATTTAATTAAAGCATCTAAAGGTACTTTCTTTTTCTTCTTTTCCCTACCTTCATTAACATAAATACCGTAGTCGTCCATTAGTATTTCCATAACTACGCTCTTCGGTAAATAAACAACTCTCTGTTCGAAGCTTTTTATTAAATTACCAGTAGCTTCGTGACCTTGCCCTATAAGTTCTTCCTGTAGGGCCTTAATAATCATTTTACCTACTAATTTATAGTCTACCTTTACCATTAATAAATAAAGTTTCCAGTTTGACAGTCGCTATCTATTTCAACTGTTATCGTGTAAGTTGATTGAACTAATTTATCGTTGTGTACGTCATGCGCTAAGAAACCACTAAAAGAAGTGTTCTTAACAACACTAAAACCGTTAGAACCTTCAATGTTTCTTCTTATTACTTCAGCCATATACTGCTCTAGTATATTGTCTATTTCAGCTTGTTTTTCATGTAGCTCTTTAGTCTTTCTCTCTGTACTGTTATAATCCCCATAACAAAAGATGTTAAATGTGAATTGCTTACTTTTTGGTAGATATAGATTATTAGTTCCACTTTTATTAAAGTTAGGTGTAGAGTCTACCAAAATCATCGGGTAAGCTTTATTCTTTAAGTTACCATTAACTCTAGACACTCTGTCGTAAATGAAATAGTTAACAGAGTTAAAAGCGTCTGCTACTGTTTTAAACTCGTTTATAACGTTGTTAAAATTACTCATAAATGTAAATATAAGAAATAATTTAGAATGATTCTAAATAAAAAGGGGGTATCTTTCAACCCCCTCTGTTATTATTAAGACAGTCCGTTAATAGTTACGTTCTGTATGTCATTAGACACCATCGATATCATGTTCAATTTAGTCCAATTTTGGTCTGAAGGGTAAATTTGGTTTCTTATCATGTTTGAATAAGAGTCATTATTACCGTCACCCATTAACCACATCTGAACGGCTCCAAAACCATTGTAAATGTTAGAAGGTGAGTAAGTAACATTACCAGTGTATTGAGCCTGTCTAATAGTATTACCTACTAAATAATCATCTTCCCACTTCTTAGGGTCTGTTATCATTAGTTTTACTTCAGCGTCGCTAGGCATAGATACATTTAATTTAAGAGTAGTAATAACCATACTAGCTATTTTACCGTGAAAAGAACGGTTCGAACCTCTTCCACCTATAGTAAAGTCTCCACCGATACCCCTATCCATTCTAACCCCTGTATTAGTCCAGTTACCTGGCAAATTTCCTAAAGAATAAACAGTGTTAAAGTTGTCACCGCTTTCGTCAGTCATTACTCTAATATCAAAAGTGTCAGACAAATTAGAAGCCGTTGCATTAGACCCGTTAAACCTAGCCCCGTTATATCCTATGTACACACCATACCAGTTACTACTGTTAACGGTTGTTATGTAAACTTCGTTATATCCAGAACCTTCTCTACCCCAACCAAAGAACAACTGACCATTAGCGGACTGTCTTAAAAATATATTGTCATTACCACTAGAGGCGCCTTCTCCACTGTTCCAGATATGCTGGTTTGAGTTGTGTCTGTCAGACTTAAATACTATTGCAGTAGCCCAAGGTCTCGCGTAACTACTGTTAGAAGTATTACCACTAACTGAGGGAGCAGTAGCAGTAGAAGCAAGGCCATTCATCTTAAGAGTGTTATAAGTGCTATTATTATTAACCTGTACGGCTCTTTCTGAACTTCCTGAGAAGTCTAGCGCTTTATTCCAGTTAGTTAAGATAGTTGAGGCCACGGGCTCAGTGTATTCGTTAAAGTACTGTAAGTCAATATCTAAATCAGTACCGCTAGTAGCTATAACTATATCCCTATTAGATGAAGAGACACCTGTTAACCCCCCTGTGTACTTCCAAGTAGAATCTACACCACTAAAATTATATACATAAGTACTTGCATTTAATCCTTGACTCTCAACTAATGAACCAAACTTAATGTCGGTTCCATCATTAACAAATACGTAATCATAAAGCCCAGAAGTCTGACCACCTACACCTACATTGTTGCTAATAGTACCACCAGAAATAGTTCTTAATCTCCAATTATTTTGAGCTCTTGTAGTGTCATCACTGTAAAATTGGTATCCTATTAAGAAGTCATCAAAGCCAACACTAGACCAACTTGCACTTGAAGTAGGAAATCCAATAAATACAGCTTTAGCTCCAGTTCCAGATGTAATCTTAGGTAGCACATAAGTGTCAACCCACTCTTTTTCAATTACAAATCTTTGCCCTACTCCTACTTGTTCATCTATAGATATTACAGAACCATCAGCCATAGTATCAGAATCAATTAAAGCAGTACCACCTTCATCGGTTACGCCAGTTATAGGTGTTACAACAGGAGCTGTTAGGTTAGTGATATTAATAGTTAAAGTACCTTGTGAAGTACCGTATGAGTTAGTTCTGTAAACAGTAACCGTTGTAGTATCACTAGGGTTAGATACATTGTCACCTGTTACTTCTGGAGCCGTACCTTGTAAAGTAGTTCCATTAACTAAACTCCAAGCAGGAATGCCACCAATACTAGTCGTGTATCCTACATCTACAGGACTTAATTGATAGTTAACAGTACTCAATTCGTCTACCGTTATAGTAGTGTCGGTAAAAGCAACTGGCACTAAATCAGCGTTAGTTAGTGAAGTAATCTCAGTCCAATTAATAGCGTTACCTTCGAAAGTCTGAGCGCTAGTAGGGAGTGCCGTCGCAGTCATTGTGCTATTTGTGTCAGGCATATACCAAGTAGTGTTAGTAGGGTCATCGACATAAACATGAGAATGCGAAGTCCCAGAACCACCCTCAACAGTATCGTAATAGTTAGCTTCTTCTTCTGTTGCGAATAAAGGATATTGATAGTTACCGTCAGGACTCTCAATATATCTGAAGTACATAGTAGGTGCTGAAGGCTCTAATAAATGAACTTTTGGTAAAGTGTTTAACCTTACATTAGTATCACCCATTTTAATACCTAATCTATATTCAACACCCTCAACAGAAGGATAAGAAGTTCTAACATGAACAACCCAATCAGTACCATTTCTTAAAGTTTCAATAGAAATAAATCCATTTGCGTCTAATCCTACTCTCACTTTAATAGGGTTACCAGCTAACCAATCAGCTTGCTCAGAAGTACCGTTAAAGTTAGACCAGCCACTCCTTATGGAATATGAAGTGTTAGCTCCGTAGTTAGTCCATGAGCCGTTAGGTGTTGGGTGAAACCAGTGTGAAAATTGAAAACCTCCGTGCTGGCTATTATATGTACCAAAATTAGCAGGGTTAGCGTAAGTAGAGTTACCGCTATAATAACCTGCATCGTAAGAAGCTTGGGAATGTACTAAACCGAATCCTATAACGCCTTCAACTCTAATATCAAAAGTAAAATATTCGCCTGCTTGGTCTATTGTTTCAGTAGATAAATAACCGTTTAAAGAACCAGAAGTGTTAGAACCAAACACATCAACACCAACAGGGTCAATAGCGTTACCAATATAACTAGGGTTAACAATATCAACACCGTCAACATCTGCAACCATTGTACTAAATGGGTCAGATATTACAACAGACTGAAAAGCTCCAACAGTAAACAACTCATTCAACGTATTTATAACGTCATTTAAGCCACCTGAGACTACAGAACCATTAACACAAGCGTTACCGACCTCTAAATTATAGAAGTGTTTAATACTGTTTGAAGTATCAATAGAAAATATTGAGATGTTACCACCTTCGGCTACTGCTTTAATCGTATTAACTCCGTAGTGATAACCATTGTCTAATACTATCGAAGTACTTGTAGCGTCCAACTGAAAGCAAACAGTCTCACCTGTTAAGTCTATACCTTCACCACTTAAACCAACTACATTAGCTTTTTCAGTAATATAATCCGCTACTTCTTGAGCGCTAGAAAAACCATTACCGTCTGCGTCTGTGAATTCAGTATAAGGAACTCTAAAAAATTCATACTGTGTTGTCCCAGTTTGTGAAGTAATAATATCATTTATTACGTTAACACTGTTAGTGTCTACATTATCCACTTGACCACTCAAACAAGCGTTCCAATAAGTGGGGTTAGACGAACCATAAAAGTTAATACAGTTCCCTGCTTCATTTCTTACTATTCTTATTGCCATTTTATATCTATTTTTAAAATTATCTTAAAACTGTTATTAATAAACCTAAAGGTTGAATTATCACTGGATTGTCGGACTTAATCGCTGGTAATGTTAGCGCGTTAACATCTTCATTCGATATTATCCAAGCGGAAATATCAACCCTGTTTAAATATGTGTTTCCAACTGTTCCACCACCGTAAAATACAGGTGAACTGGTTAAAGGGAATGTGAATGTTATATCGTCGCTGTCGTTCCTATTTGAATACCATAAAGCAGGCTCTATAGTGGTGTTAGCTATTTGGGGTATAACATTAAAGTCAAATCTAACTCGTAACTGGTCACCATATTGTAAATCGTTTAACCTTATACG